TATAAATACTCTCCGTCGAAACTATTTACCGAGGCGCTGCGCTCATAAATCAATCCGTCAAGCGTCGCCTTATGCACTGCAAAGATTGTGTAAACTCCCGCCGTTAAATTAGCGGTTGCCATAATATCGCTGCTAAAATAAAGCGATGGCTGACCGTTTATTCCGTTTGCGGCGTTGCGCCAAACTGGTTGTACTGCTGCATTAGCTTGTACGGCATCTAGTCCGTTGCCGCTTTGATCCTGCCACGTTTTCACCTGTGTGTTATCGGCAGTGATCGGCGTATCTGTTGCGTCTAATACTCCGGCATCCGACTTTAACCATAAAGTTAAACCTGCAATGTCGCTCGGACTAAACTCCGAAGATGACATTTTGTTACCAACAATTGATGCGCCGGGCAGTCCAATAATCATATCAATACATAGCAACGATATTAGTAGCGTCAGTACCAGTCGCATAACCTTTACTCGCAAATATTGGTAAAATAATACCAGCAGGAACCGTAAATACTACCGGAGAAGAATCGTCTTGTGCTAATACGCTAATGTCACCAGCACCGCCGACAAACAAGGCTCGAACTGCACCCAAATCGGTTGAATCGCTAGGAGTAACTGCTGCTAGTTTCGACGCTGAAAACATAGCGCCGGGATTGGTTGGTGTAAAATTGCTTGCCATAATGCCTCAAAAAATTGGGGAGGTGCTTCCTCCCCTAGTGTTAGGTTGCTTTTGTGAACTTCAGGTAAAAGAACGATGTGCCGTTGCTAACAACTACAAAACAGTTTGTGTCTGCATCGTTATCTTTTACCACGCCAATAAAGCCACTTCCAACCGTAGCTGGTGCGCCAAATGCCGCCGTAAGTTCTGCCGCTGATGGTGTTGTATCGTTAACATTGTCGGTGCTTTGTATCGTTCTGACACCTGCTGCCGTTCCGTTAACTACTACTGCACTAACTCCATCTGCTACTTTATCAGCTAGCTGACTTGGCATACCCAACCCAATTAGTTCCGCTGTGCTTGCCATAAACCCCCCGTTAAATTGGGGAGGTTGCCCTCCCCTTTTAGTCGATTAATTAACCGACAAATGTCCAGTTGATTTAACCTCAACCGTACCAGCTCCAACAAGTGTTGTGAGTCCTACTACGTTCTTAATAAGCGTAGTAGAAGCATCATCGACAACACCAGCCGTGGCTGTTGTTTGAAGGTTAGCATCTGCAGCGTAAGAAGCGGCGGCTTTTACTTTGACTCCGCTTCCTACTCCACCACCACCAATTCCACCAACCCATACCCATAGGTATTCGTCGTTAGCGGCGGCGACTTGCGCAATGCCAACCTGTAAGCTGTTTGACCCAGCGTTTGTGGTTGTAAGCATAGCAGCTTGCCCGTCGTCGCTTATTACCACTGCGGCGTATTGGTCAATCGCTCCACTAGCTTGTACAAATATAAAGTCTCCAACTTTAGCACTTCCAACATCACCAACTACTGCTGGCAACCCTTCGTCTGCTGTGGTGAAAACTTTAGTGTAATTAACACCAAATGATCCTGATCTGCTCATATCTCTACCCCCCCTATGCGTAAATTACAGCTTGTAGCGGCGGAGCCGAGCAACACAAGTTTGCTTCGAGTATGATGATCGAGAACATAGCATCCTGATCAACTGGTCGTTGCATATCTGGCGTTAGTGGTTTGAAATCTGCATCTCTAACCATGTCAAACGTCCAGTAGTTTGTGTTGAGTAGTCGGCATGAATTAGACTCAAGAACTGCTGAGCCATATCCACCGTCGAATACGAAATCTACACCATCATAGTTAATCAAACGGAAACCAGCTTCTCCCTTCTTTTTGGGCGCTTGGATACGCTGAATAGCTGTTAGCGATGAGTGTAGGAACTTCCATGCTGTACGATCACAAACACCCAAATCAGGCATCTCATCTCCACGAGTGATCTGGCTGATCGTGTCTGTGATTGTGTCTTGCACGTTTGCTGCAGAAAGTGTGGTGTTTACAGCCACGTTTCTCGCAAAAGTGTTTGTAGCACGGTCGATTCCACCGTATGTGCCGGATGATGGAGAAGTTGAAACTGCCTTCTTTAGTCCATCAATCTCAAGCCCACCGGAACCTGTTCCATCGCCACGAATTGACGCGGATACGTTGTTCTTCAGTCTCATTGTTGACGCTTTAATCTTTGCTTCAACGAGGTCAAGTAGTTCAGCCTCACCACGGTTTGCACGTCGCTCACGTCCCGAAATGGACACAGGCTCATAGGCTTGCTTCACTTGGAAGATAAACGCTGTCAAATCGTCGACGGCTGTTAGATTGAACGAACTGTACCCCGAATACCAGTTGCCAACGGCTGTGTCGTTGTACATAACAGGTTTTCGAAACTCATACCCTCCGCTCTTGCGTACAACATTACCCTTTTCTTCAAGTGTTTTGAGTACAGGGTTGTGGTGCAGCACAAGATCGGCGATTGCATCACTCTGATCAAAGAGTGTAGCAACCAATGCTTCTTGAATGTTTGCCATGATTGTAATCCCCTAATTTCAGGAGGTTACAACCCTTGCAACCTCCGTCGTAAGTTTTCTCGTATGTCTTTCACTTTCACTTGCGGGGAAGCGCTACCAACACTGCCCGAAATACTTCGGCTTGCAGCTTTCGCTTTAGCCGTTTGCGCCTGCTTTGTGCGTATCTCACGCGGAGCGGTTAGCTTGCGTTCTAGATCCGAAAACACCGGATCGCCCTTTACGACGTAGTTATACGCTGTCTCAAGTATTTCTTGAGAGGAGCGTCCTCCTTGTGCGTTTAAGGCTTGCACAATCGGCGCCATCCTTTCCTCGAGCTGCGACGCGGTTTGGGCATCGGTAGCCGTAAACAAAGGTTTGGTACTCATGAACTGTTGTACCTGATTCAGCGTTTGTACTGCTACCTCTTTCTGTTGCTGCTCCGCCATCATGCGTTGGATTCTTTCCTCGGCGATGCGCTCAGCGTCTTCTTTTGTTAAATAATTGGTCTGTTCTGGCTCCGGCGCGTAGTTTGGCGCATCAACATCGAGCAAATCATCAATGCTAATGCCGTAACTTTGTAGCCACTCAACAGCTGTCTCTTTGGGATTCTTGCGCATGGCTTGATCCCATTGGATCGAGCGCTCGTAAACGTCTTGTGGCGACACGCCTAGCCGTTTGTAGTCGTCCTCGTACTTTTGAAAAGTCTCGTAAAGCGGCTTCGTCTGGCTTTCCAAGCGCTCCAACTCAAGCCTTCTCTTCTCGTATTCTTGGCGGGTTTCTGTGCTCCTTCGGCTCAAATAGCCCTGCAAGATGTGAGCGTTTTCGTTAGTTGGATTAAGAAACGCCTCTCGCTCGGCTTTGTTCATGTCCGACGGTGGCGCCACCGCCCGAGGAGCTTCTGGTGCGTTCTGTTGCTCCGGCTCTTCTTCCTCTTCGTAATCGGTCGGCATCATAGCAGTATCGGATACCGATAGCCCTTCGTCACTTGCATCGAAGTTCTCCTCAAGGCTTGCTCGAATGTTCAAATTGCCGGAAGCCTCCGTTGCTTCTTCTGTTACTTCGGTATCATCATCAACCATTTATTCTGTCCCTCAACTGTTGCATTATATTGTTAGTCACTGCCTTTTGTTGATCGTTGAATCGACGCTCCGGTTCATAGCCACGGTCGTATGCGTCGCCGACTTCGACAACGCCGGCTTCCTGATACCGTTTGCGGAGCTTTGACTTGCTAGTAAATATCTCTTTTGGATTGAGCGGGTTACGAGTTGGTTCCATCTCGTCTTGTATGAAGAGGTCTCGTGCATACCGCTCACGATGCACCTCCTCAATCGGAACAACTTTTTTCTGTTCGTGGCAGTATTGGTAAAGTTTGTGTTTAATCGTCATCGTTTAGCAATATAGCAAGTAATAGTTGATCCACTATGCGTTTGTGATACTTCCCTATATTACTATATCCGTAAGCCTGCATGTTTCGCAATGCCTCTTTTGCTGTGACTGTTCTTGCCGCCTCTTGCAACTCACCTTGTAAATGCTTTGTGAGTAGCTCCTTGCTTTTCAACTGTGTTTGTTTTCGCCACTGCTTTCGCTCCGGATACCAAACATCTGATTGATCTAGCACAATCGGCGCTGTGGTGTACTGCTTTGGGTTGAGGAGGAGAAACAGGCTCATCGGTATTTAATTATATAATTGACCACGAGAAACGGAGGGTTGTTTGTGCCGCTGGTCATTTCAGCGTTGCCGTCTACTCCGCCCGTAACTAGACCAATACGCCCAGTAATTGTTGAACCGCTATAAGATCCATCCGCTGTTGTCCCCTGCGGTGCTGTCGTGTTACTGCTTCCGCCCCATGCGCTGTAACCGCTTGGGCTGTTGCTGACACTTAAATCCGCACCTGTTCCCATGCCGTGGTAATGCGCTGGCACGCTATGATCGTGATCTATCGCTCCACCTGTAGCACCCAGTGAGTTACCTGTACCGCTTGCAGCTTTACCTAGCGGCATCCTTTGCCGTAAATCGGGTAGGTTAAAGGTAGTACTGCCATCTCCTACGCCGTAAGTCGTGCCTAGAATTGCAAACAAAGCTGCGTAATCTGTTCGGCTAACAGCTGTACCGTCGCATAAAAGATACTTATTGGGAGCCGTTGCGCTGTACCACAACAACCCACTTCCTACAGGTAACAAGTCTGGAACGTCATAGACTGGCATTAGGTAAGCTCCGTAACTCGCATTGCACCTGTTGGGCTTGTCTCCCAAATAGCATCAATAACACCGTTGTAAACAGGTTGGGCAAGTTCTAGCGTACTATTTGGCTGTAACTTGTAGCTGTAGCTGGTGGTGCTAGCTGTTGCGCCTAGCTTTACATAGGCTATCTTGTCGGAATCATTTACTAAAATAGCTAGCTTTCTGTTGGCATTACTGGCTAACACTGTAACGCTCGATGCACTTGCGGTTGTGCTTGTAACGCTGCTAGAAGATACGGTTTCTGCTTCTGTTGTTACCGTTCCATCAACAGTAATGCTTCCGCCATCATCCGAAATTGGAACTGCACTTTGATCGCTTGCAATCACAACTGGCAAGCTGTTTGCCATTGTTTCTTGACCAGATACGCCATCAATATCGCCTAGTGCTATTGTGAGACTGCCGCTTGGCGTAACCTTCACGTTAACAAACCCCCCTCCGCCCGCTGATGTTTCGCCAGTAATTACTGAACGAGTTAGCTTTGCAAGGCTGTACTCGTTGAGCGTTTCGTTTATGGGAAAATCCGCACTCGTCGTACCACTCGCAACACATGCGGAATAAAGCGATAAATCACTTGCACCGCTTGTTTTAGCAACGTGAATGGTTATCGGGAGTTCGGGGTTTTGTATACTTGGGTTTAACTGACTGTTTGGTATCTTAATAGTGTGAAATGTTACCCAATTTCCATCTGGACTAAACACCTCAAAATAAACGCTGGCACTTCCGAGCCACGCAAACCGTATGCGATATAGATTGCTGTAAGTAAGATTGATCGCTTCGGGGTTACCGCCACGAGTAAATAGTGACCCAGCCGAGCCGTCTAGCGCATCACCATTCCAGCTTGCGCGTGCTGTAGTTGTATCGCTTGCACCTGTTCTGAGCGTTACGCCGAAACTTGTACCCTCGTATCCGATGAAAAAACCGTTATTGGTGTCGTATAATCCTATGCGCTGAAAGCTGTTAGCAACTCCGGCAGTAAAGGCGGCGGTAAAGAAACAATACTGCTCGTGCGCTGGCCTATACTTACAGCTATAAACAGAAACACCTTTTGCCGATCCAGTTGCGTTTGTGCCTGTTCTATACCTAGCGTGTCCACCGGTAATAGTTGCACTACCACCGCTGGCGGTTGTGTTAGTTATAATATCGCTATTGAATGAATCAAAAAAACTTATCTCTACTTCATTGTTTCTAACTGCTGTTACTGCGGCTCCAAGAACGTCGCTGTTTAGCGTAGCCGTAATTCCGCCAATTATTTGACTGTTAATGCTTGCAAGAGTGGCTTCTGTGGCAAAATCGGGAACTGTTAGATCTTCGGCACCTGCACCGCCGTAATCAACCGCAACGACCTGTATCTGCTCACCGCCCTTGTCGATAGAGCGCACTGGTATGTCGGCGTTGCTACTGACCGGGCTGTTGCTGACGGTAACATTATCAGCCATTTATCTACTCCTCGATGTTATCGACGGAAAGCGTTGTGTTGCCCATTTCATCCACACCGATAGTACCTACTCTGCGGCTTGGCTTTGGTATGACGTTAGTAATGTTGATCGGCGCTTGTCCTGCTGATTCGCGTTGTTTTATTTCAGCTTGTAGGATCGCTTGCTCACTTGCAAACTGCATCCTGAGCATTTCAAGCTGTTGCTGTTGTGCAAGTCGGCGCTCCTCTAGTAACTTTTCCGTTTCACTTAATCGGGTTGCAACACGCTCAAGTTCTAAGCGCTGCAAGTCTAGCAAGCTTTGCATCCTGTTATGCTCGGCCTTGATCTCATTGTCTTGTGTTTTGCCCGCAGTCTGCGCTTGCACTTTCATCACTTCAACCTGTAGGGCATTGTTCTTAATCTCGAGTTCCTGCTGTTGTAGGCTCAAGCGCTGCTGATCAAGGAATAGCTTGTCTCGCTCTATCATTGTATCGCCGTCAAGCTCGTAACGTTTCAAATCCGCCTTCATCTGCTCGACTTGCATCTGCATCTGCATCTGCATCATGGCCGGATCTTGTTGCGGCTGCTCTGCTGCTGCCTGCTCACGCTGTTGAGCCATTTGTGTGATAGTACCTAGCGCGTTCTGGAATAAACCTTCCACCTCTTCGCCGCCCTTAAACCGTCGAATTAAGTTGGAAAGTATAGCCATCGAGAAGGTTGCAAGCGGCGGATATTGCTCAATCATTGACTTCATCTGGTCAAAAAAGCTGCCCACGGTCTGCAACATCTCCAAGCCTTCCATCTTTTCTTGGGCTTGGTCTAGCGCAATCATGCTGTCGCTCGACACCTGTATGCGGTAACACCGCTGGTCGTCATCGCTGATAATGTCATACACCTGCATCTTAACCTGCTCTAGCATCATCGGATCGGGTAGTTGTGGCGTGAGGAAGTTGTCTGCGTCGGCTACCTCGAACATGGTCTCCGGCTCAAACTGTTCTGCGATGATGGTGGCAAGTAAGCTAATACTCTCACCGATAAAGCGCGCAAACTCGTTTTGCCTGACGATAAGCCCAAGCGATGACCAGCTAGATTCCAGCCGGTTAGCTGTTGCTGTCTTCCTTGGGTCACTGGCACCCCGGAGGAGGTCACTTACCTTTAGCGTTTCAAACAACTGACTAACCGCCCGTTGCCGTGCGTCTTGTAGCACCTGCAACGTGTTGACGTACGGCATTACGTTTAGAAACTCAATACCACCTGCTAAACCGCCACGTTGTCGCAAGCTGGTTGCGTTCTGCACCGGCAACAACTTAAGATCGTCGTCTAGCAAGCCTTGTACCTCATCGCCCAGCGTCGCATCGTATATACCGTTGGCTCTAACGGCTTGGATAGTGTAGAAGATTCGTGTCGTTAGCCGTTCAACCTCAAGTATTTGATCCTTGCAGTGTACGTAGTCGGAGGTTGGTATCACTGTCTCTGGGTCGGTCGATGAGTTAATCATCACGCACGGAAAGAACCCTTCAAACTCAATCGGCGCTTCACCCTCTTGAATAATTGACTTATCACCATTAAGTTGCAGCCAATAAACCTTTTCAGTACGCTTGCACCATATCTCCCACAACTCAGCCTTGCCCTCGTAGCTGTGCTTATCTCGCTTGCTTGATCGAGTTAGATCGCCGGGATATGAGTTATAGTTTAACCCTTCGGCTACCTCGCCAAACATTTCCCTAGCTTTCTCGCGTGATAAATACGCACGCCGAGCAACCCACTCAATTTCCGACTCGTTTCTAGCGTCACTTGTTAAAAAATCATCGTATTGCACGCACTCAAGGATTGCCTTGTCCTCTTTCTTCACTTCAAGCGTCATTCTTGCAGAAACAATACCATCTTCTCCCGGCGTAAGTTCTAGCCCCTTCTGCTCGATGTCAAACGGCTGTTGCTCACCGTCAACGTAGCCCATATCGGTGGCAAACAGGTCAAAGTCTTTTACTTCGGTCTCAAACTCTGGCTCGTAACGCGCCCAAAGGATTGCGCGGCCGGTAAGTAAGTATTGCAGTGTTGCGTTCTGCGCCACTCGGTCAAAGTCGAAATCCTCGTCCATGCAATACTGTGTATTGCGTTCAAGAATAACCGCACCTGCCTCTGCTGCTAGTGAGCCGACTCGCTTGCGGAGCTTTACCTGTGCCTTTGGCGTGCTGCTGTAGTAAGCTGGCATTAGCGTATTCACCGAATACCACCAAATGTTTAGCCGTCGCTTTGTCTCGGTAAGTTCGTGCTTTGCTTTGTAAAGTTTAATTGACTCAGCACCGGAATCAAAAAACGGCTGGTGACGATCAAGCGCCGATTGTATCTGTGAGTTCCAGTAGCGTGCGCCAAACTTCTCAACCTGCGGCTTCTCGTTGGTGTCGTCTTGCATCATATCTTTGGTTTCCGTCTGTCGCGCCTTGCTTGTTTAATTAGCTGTGACAACTCTATCTTACCGCCCCGCATCGGCTCCACCTCTTTTTTCCAAGTCGGTTCGAGTATCCGTGCTTTACAAAGGTATCTTACCGCATCTGCGCCGTGGTCATTTCCTGTACTGTCTAAGTCCTCTGGCTTCCTCGGATCGTACTGTAATGATGGTATGCTGTCGATTAAATATGGACAAGTCGAAAAGAAGTACAGCATAGCAGGCTTTGCCATCAGCCGTTGCCGTATCTGTGACCAGCCTGACAACCGATCCTTATCTGCCGGTTGCAACGGCGGATGCTTGTATTCAAACAATACCTTATTCATCTGCTCACCGATTGATATGCCGCCCTGATCGTTAAATATAGCCGTATCTGCTGCGGTAAATACCTGTTCGCGCCCTGATAGTTCAGCAATGCGGCGTGCTTGCTCGGTGTTCTCAACCTGCTTGCCCCACAACTCGCGGTAAATGACGATAGCACCTTTTGGGTATGGCACTTCGTTCCCAGCATCATCCTTGCCCGATGATACAGCACCCCAAACCGCACAAAACGGCGAACGAAAACCCCAGTCGTAGCCAAGATACCTGTTCCAATGCTTCGGCACTGGGAAGGGCTTCACGATATGCCGTTGCCCAAACTCAGGGAAGTAACTTCCCTCATGTATCTCAAAATCGCCTTCGAGCCAAGCGCGTACCAGCTCGGGCGAACCGACTAGGTGGAGGCGGTCGATATACCCCGGATCTTTTTCAAGCAACTTCTTGTTGTCTTGTATGCGGCTGGGGATGTAAACGTACGGCACTTGAGTTCCAGTCGGTAGTTTCATCTTCAGCACCTCCATCCCTTTTGGTGCTTGCTTAATGAACATCTCTTTTAGCCAATGATGACCGCTACCCCCGGGGTTAAATGTGAGCGTTAGGTTTGGCGTCTTACTACCACGCAAACACCCGAAGATCTTCATAATCGGTGAGGGATCGGGATAGTTACCCGCCTCTTCTACCGCTGCGTCGGTGTTCTTGTTAATCAGTCCGCAATCTGATATATAATGGTTTGCTTCATCAACCGTTAAATCAGTAACTAATTGCGAGCCAACGTATGTCATTACCATCTTTCCAAACACAACGTCCTCAACCAGATCCATCGCCGCGCCGGTATAAGGATGCACCCACAACTGTGAATGCTCAAGGCTATGTCTTTGAATGGTGTCCGACGCATCCTCGCTCGATGTATGGCACGATTCAACAACATCGCTTAGTAATGGAGGTGCATCTCGGTCGGTTTCTTCGGGCTGGTGAGAACGTGCATCATTTGAATCAAGACAAGACTGACAACCGACTTGAAAACCTTCGGCTGTTTGCGTCGTGGTCTGAGCACATGAAGCACCACCACAAGGCGTATCGTGCTGATCCCGAGCGTGTTGAGAAGGTTCGTCAAGCCGCTGGCAATCCTGACACATCTTTCGCGTCGCTGGGGATGAGTTCGACAACTGTTCGTGCAATCTGCCGGGAGCATAACATTCACTGGCGTCGTCGTGGCAAGAACGCCCGTGCTTTTGAGCTAAATGAACAGTCGGTGCGTGAAGCGCTACGGGGACGGACAACGATTGAAGCTGCTGCCGTGCTCGGTTGTCATCCAATGACTTTGTACAATAAGTTCGACCATCTTCTTTCCAAGCGTACCAAGCCCCAGGCGTTAGATCCTCACATGAAAGAGATTTACGAACTTCGCTACAAACAGATATTGCCCATTGCCGAGATTGCCAGTCGATACGGCGTGTCTGAAACGTGTGTTGCTCGCTCTTTGCAGCGCTGGAAAAAACTCCGTGTGCGGTCAAAACAGGATGCCAGATGGGATTTCTCTGAACCCCCACCACGTTGCCGTCCTGGTCCAAAACCCGGCTTTCGACGCAAGGCGCAAAATACGGACGAGTAGTTGCTTTGACTCGGCGCGGACCGATTAACGTAGCAACCATATCCCCAACCTGTATCGCTTTGATTGCTTTGAACGTACCATCTGCCATGCGAATGCGCGTTCCGACCGCAACACATAAGTTCTGCCCCTGATACTTCTGCGCGTCATCATCGTTAAACAACGGTCGAAACCTTATGCGAGCGCCGCTCGGAAAAGTAAACTGATTCTTCATGCCGTTGTAACCAGCGCCCAGCGGCATGTATATCTCTTTTGCTCGCTCGATGAGGTCGTCTGCTTGCGGTAACTCTTTTCGAAAGAACACCATGTTCCGCTTACCATCCTCACAAGCACGGATGCCAAACCGCCCCAGTACCGCATCCGTCTTACCACCGCCTCGAGCGCCACCGAACCCGATAAAGGGTAGCGGACACTCAACATATGCTTGTTGCGCGCCGGGTTGCGGCGCCCATACGACTTGTTGCTTCATTTAATGCCTTGCAAAATATGCGCTATGACATCAACCGTCCAACCATTGCCCAGCATCTTATACCTTTGCGTATTGCTTACGCACGCCGTGTAATCATCTGGCACTGTTTGTAATCGCTCACACTCAACTGGAGTTAGTTTGCGGTACGTTATCGCCTTGTCTCTATCCACAAAATCTCTGCAACTAACAATCGTTACTCCGTTTGCTTGCGCTCCTTTATATTGTGAAGCTGTCATTGAATTAGCTTTATCGGTTATGCTTCTGACATTGCGCTGCGTTCTTGAGCGCATTGCCGTGGTTTCCGATAAAAAACTAGTCACGTTTGCGTCAATAATATCCAACAACACTAATCCCTTGTCCGCTGGTTGTGTGACGTTTGGAATGTTCGTCCAGTAATACCGCTGCCTGTTTTGCGCTGATACCAGTGCTGAATTGATTAGTATTGGCTCAACGCCAACATGCTTGCTTATGACATCTAAATACTCTCGCTTCATTCGCACGTTTTCTAGGATAAAATACTTCGGCTTACACTCTTGTAAGAGTCGCACAAACTCAAAAAACAGTTGCGAGCGAGGGTCGTTAAATGCAAATTGCTTACCTGCAAAACTAAACCCCTGACACGGACTGCCAGCGAACAATAGGTCAATCTTTGGCAACCTTTCGGCGTTTACCGCCTTAACATCTCCCAGTTGTATCGTGTCTGGAAAGTTGTGCTGTGTTACTTGAATCGCATACTTATCAATTTCACTTGCGTAATACTGATAGTTAGTAATGCCAATACGTTGCAATGCTAATTGCCCGCAACTCATGCCGTCGAAAAGACTCAATATATTCATCTAGTGCCAACGTCGCTCGTCATAGTCGTACTGCACATCATCGTCTAGTTTGATAAACAATCCTTTGACCGCTCGTAGCCACTGGCGCACTCGGCTCTTGCGCTTCGTTGACATTGCGACGGCATTGTCCGCACACGCTTGGTAATAGCCCAGCATGTACAAGTCTGTGAGGTCCTGCTTATGCAGCTTGCCATAACGCTCACTCATTGCGCCGCTGGCGTATAGTTGCATCACCGCTTCGGCGGCTAAGCGCTTAATCCTCTTGTCCATCGTCATCCCCCTCCGTGATGTCAATCGTCTTCCCAGTCCACTTCTTCGCCCAGTCGTTATCTTCAAGCGGCTTGGCGCTGATAACATGCTGAACGTTAACGTCCGTCTCGATGCGCTGTGTTTCGGTCCACCCGCATTGTGTCTTCAAATAGAATATAATCGCTGACTTATCGCCTTCCTTAATAAGGTCGAACAATCGTGAAATGACATAATTCTGCGCATCCATTTTCCCACGATCGTAATGCTCTTTTGCTAGCTTCAAAAACGTGTCAAACGCCATGCCCTTAAACGTGGCAATTTCCTTCATCGTAAACCCACGCCCTGCTAACTCACTGACTTGACGTAGTTCTTTCTCCGATAGTGTTCTGGCTGGTCGACCAGCTTTACCCTTTTCTTTACTCGTCATCGCTGTTAACCAGCATCGTTATCACATCGCCAAACTCTTCCCACGTCATACCGCTAGCAATTTTCAGCACCACAATATCCCGTAACTTATAGCGTTTACTATCATTTTCGAGCAGGCGATACCCTCTTGGCGTGCGCTGTAATAACTGTGACATGCGGTACTGTGTGACGCCCAACCGTTCTCGTATGATCTGTGCCAATGTAGCCATATCCCCTAGTATACTCCAGTATCACACTAAAACGCAACCCACAAAAAAAACGCACATACTGCTAATGTTTTCTGGTTGATTGCCGAATCTAACTATGATACTAATGTATCATACTAGAAAGGCAATTATGCCAACGGAGAAACAACAATGACACACGAATCAAACACAGAAAAGTTCTTGATCGCCCTTGCGATACTCTACCCCGGCATTGGCTTCTGGGTAGAAGATGGCGCATTGGTTACAAACTATCAGGGCGACGACAAACAAGCGATGTTAAGCGCTATGGCTGTAACAATTATGGAGCACTGCAAACAATGACATTCCGTGAATTTGACAATAAATGTAGCGATTTAGCCGATGCGGCTTGCGACATTGGCGAGAAAACACTTTGGCTGATTATCATCATGTCGCTCGCGTTTGCGGCGATGGTGTACAGTAACCGAGCGGAAGCACAAACTGATGCGGAGCTGTACCGCGATCTAATGATGCTTCAACGCGCGTTGCAAGCGGCTCCCAGCACTAGTGGCGGCGCGTACGGTTTTGGCGAGTCTGTTATTGCCAGAGAAAAGACTAAAGTTGATCCGTGGAGCGGTCGTACATACAACGAGCGCGTGATACAGGCTGTGCCCAACGATGTATGGGGACGCCCAGTTCGACCGCTGTTGCCGGATGAACCGGATACTAGCTGGATATACGAAGCACTACGCAAGTAATGCGCCGGCGGCTGTAATAGCCGCTGGCGGATTGCTGGTACAGAATCTACTAACAACGCAAAAAAACATGGAGGAAATATGCGTACAATACTATTAGCAACAATAATAACTGCAACTGGCTGTTCAACACTTGGCGACGGCGTATTGATAGCTGGCACACCGGAGGGTATACAAGCCTTTTGGGATGGTCAAAATGCAATAATTGCCAATACCAAGACAAAAGCTTCCGACGGATCAAGCGCTGCGTACACGTTACGTCACGCACAAGAAAGGGAAGAGACAATCCGGCAATCTGGCGGGTTTTGGACAACGCTATTAACTGGTGACAAGGGAGGTAAGTAATGAAAACTGTTAACGATCTGTTTCGTGTTTTTATGATATTTAGTGCTATAATTGGTGCGCCGCTTGTGGTTGTTACAGCGATGATGGGCGTACAACGTACAGTTGCAACGGTATCATGCGAGATGGTAGGTCAATACTGCCATCAAAGCTGGGGAGCCGCGGCAATAAAAGATGTACAATACTAGGAGGAAAGAATGGAACTACAAACGATAAACTACGACGATAAAGCCATTGTCAAAACGATGCAGGAAACTGTAGCCCGGGGGACAACCCCGGCTGAGTTTGCCTTGTTCGTGCAGTATTGCAAGGCGACCGGGTTAAACCCGTTCAAAAAGGAAATATGGTGCATTAAGGCTAACCAAGGCTTGCAAATCATGACCGGGATCAACGGCTTTTGGGCGATTGCTAACGCTTCAGATAGCTTTGACGGCGCTGAGGTTGGCCTAATTAACGCTAGCGGTGAGTGGGTCAAAACTGTACCGGATAACTCGTTTATTGGTGCATGGTGTAGGGTTTATCGCAAGGATAGGCGTATACCGATGGAAGGCGAAGCACTCTTGGCTGACTACGCTAAGGGTTTTGGTCTTTGGAAAACTGCTCCGCGCATCATGATTAAGAAGGTTGCTGAGTCTATTGCGCTACGAAAAGCGTTTCCACAAGAATTGAACGGCTTGTATACCCGGGAAGAGATGCCTGCTGAGTACACGCCAGTGGAAACACCAGCGGTTGAGGTTGTGGCGGAGCCTGTAGTGGTAAAAGATGAGCAAAAGAAAAAAGCCTCACCGATCGTCGGCTTCAAACAAATTACATTAAAAGAAGATGACCTGCCTGATTGGGATGCGAAGAAACCGGAAGCAAAACCGGAGCCGGCAAAACCTGCCAAAAAAACACCGGCTGTTCAAGCAATTACGACGTACTACGACGTCGGCGGCTTGGAAGGCGATGTTAAGCAGAAGGCGATCAAATACTTGGTTGAGTGTCTGGCGGAAGAAATACGCCCTGACATTTACCAAACCAAGGTTAAGCTAAAACGCTTAACGTCGTGCATCATACCAGAGGAAGCGGCGTTGGAGTTCCCAAACATATAAGCAAAAAAATAGCCGGCGGAAGGTATGACAAACCCTCCGTCGGCTCTGGAGGAAACAACGAACGTTTCTGTATTCAGTATGCACAGTTTTCTCGTTACTAACAACGGCTAACTACGCAACTTGTCAAACTCGGCTAGAAACTTGTGTTCTTTTGGCACGTTTTCACCGTGCGGCTTAATAATCTTGCGGTATAACTCGACCGGATCTTGCACGACAACAAACTCGTTTTGCGTTGTTATCCACATGTCGACTATCATCTTCCGGTTTCGGTAGTAACGCTCCCCCAGCTCATCTTTTAACGCATCAACTATTTGCCGTTTAGCATTTTTTGGCACATGACGTAGTGCGGTACGCAACTGCCGAAGCGCTTGTTTGTCCAAGAACTCAAAATGCAAATTAACCGGATGGTACTCGAGAAAGATGTTCTTGACTTTGAAATCGCAGTGTTTGCTTTGCCCGATTGGCACTTGAAACGTTTTGCCCGTGATGAGTTCAAACCCGGCAATGTATCGCTCTAATAGCAACCCGGTTGCCATCTCGCTTTTGCTTGCAAACTGCAGTCGATGCGTTTCTTGCGTTTGCCGGTTAAATCGCTCGTGTTGTAACACAATCAAACAGTAACAGTTTGCAAGCTGGGTACGCTACCTACATCGTTCGAATGTCACCAACCTTTTGCTTGTAACGGTGTTGCACATCGCCGATGTACTGCACATGGGTTATGTACACTGTACCCTCGGCTGTAACACCCTTAAACCTGCCCTCCTTACTGTGAAATTGGCTGGCTAACGGTATCTCCGGCAAAACTTCGGCTAATCGCCGGTGAAAGTCGTGTAGTGTTGGTTGATTCGTTCGTTGATTGTATGACATTGCTTATCCTCCACTAGCATAGTCGGTTTCCCGCTATCATACGGCAAAAAAACAAAAACAAAAATATATATATTTATCATTACCGGCATCGGTAAATACACGCCCCTGCGGCGTACCAAACCAAGCGGCTTCAATCGTAAAAACAACGCTTTCGACCAAGGAAACGTTTGTTGCTTTGAATGTTTCAAGATCGCGCTAGAAAAGGCTAGGCTTATCAGCCTTTTTACGCGCTAAAGTAATGTATGTCGGTAAGTCGGAGCCAACACCGCAAGCGCTAACGAGCGAGCGAAAGCGAGTAAGTAGCTGGAGGAATAGTCATATCTTACCGTCGAAAAAACGCTTGTCAACCCCCTAATTGTATCACTTTCTTTCGTTCGTTGGATATATGCTACCAAAATAGCTACTTGTAGGATACTTCGGTACCTGTTATTGTCGTTGTTAGTTGGTAACTGCTATGCAAACAATGGGAGGTCAAATGCTACTAATGAAGCGCAAACTCATGACGGTTACACGTTGTAGTGTGGGCAAACACGCTGTGAAGCTGTACCGGGCAGAAGATGTATCACCGGAGTACATCGACAATAAGCCGCTGTATGCGCTAATTAATTTGCACTATGATGAACCCGTTGAGCGGTTAGCTAACATCATACTAGACTCGTTTCTGGGCGCTGTGGCGGTTGAGATAACCGACTGTTCCCAGAGCAGTATCATTGTAACCAAGGAGGAAACAAATGACGGAACAAAAGAAACCAGTGCAAACCTTCCGACGTAAAGGTATATGTATTAGCGTTTGGCAGGGTAACGGCAAACAATACCTGAAGATCGACAAAACGTACCTGGACAAGAAGTCCGGCGAGTGGAAAGCAAGCGATGCTTACTTTCCCAGCGAACTCGCAACGCTGATTGACTTGCTCGAAGAGGCGGAGCAATACTTCTGGCTGACGAGCAGATGGAAGAAGCAAAGCTAGTCGAAACCAACGATATGGAAACTATGTTCAAACTGTTCAAACAATTTATACAAGGAGCACAAAATGGCGCCACCAATTCATAAGATACAAAAACATGGTCTTGCGGTTGCGGTCTGGGGCGATGCAAATAACGCTCGGTTGTCAATCGACAAGCGGTACAAGGACAAGCAAACGGGCGAATGGAAGTCGTCAAACTACCTGTTTGAAAACGAGGTCGTAACGCTTACTGAGCTGTTACAAGAGGCGCTCGGCTGGATAGCACAGAACAAAACCGGCGCTGACGTGCGTGAGGTACTAGGCGCACGGGTTGTTGTAAAACCAACGGAAGATGAAGATTGGGATTCGCTACCGTTTTAGCGGTTGTGGATAACTTGTTAGAAACCGTATAATAGCGGCGGAGGGTTAAACCAATGCCGCTAACTAAAAAAGGTCTCAAAATCCGTGAATCGCTAGAAAAGCACTACGGCAAGAAGAAAGGCGAGTCCGTTTTGTACGCAATGGAAAACGCCGGTAAAATAAAAGGTATCGCCAAAAAAAAGCGCAAGCGCTAACATTAGCCCTAGTTGTATCGGGGTGCGGAATGAAACCGCAACTGTGCTGGCTGGGTAGAATAAATGTATGCGTGGATCATGCGACGATTAAAGCAATCAATCAAGCGACGCGAACCCGAACACGAACAACAAGTACTATTCTTCGATGCAGTTCGCTGGATGATAAACAAACATCCCGAGCTGTCTGTCGCTTGTCATATTCCCAATGAATCAAAATCAAGTATACGACGCCGTGTAAAACTGAAAGCGGCTGGTTTGCGCAAAGGTATGCCGGATATTTTTATACCAGTCGTGCGGGATAAATATGCTGGGTTGTTTATCGAAATGAAAGTCAAACCGAACAGAGTGAGCAAGGATCAGGCTGAATGTTTGCAGCAATTAAACGCTAACGGCTACTTGGCGTGCGTATGTTGGTCGGGCGATGAAGCAATCGACGTGTTGAAACAATACTTGGCAAATGAATTATAACTATAAGTGTGAACACGAGATGCTCGAGGATAAGCCGGAGGAAAAAACGCCGGAGTATCACTTGTGGCTTGCTGTTGTTGACCGCGCTATCTACGATTACGCAACTTTTGCTGACTGGGTATGCCAACGCCAAACGTACGAAACGAAAAACAGTAAGATAGGGCGTCCAAAAACTGTCGAAATACGAATGATCCGGGAGTATGAAATACTTCGATGGTTTCTATTCGAAGATCCGGCGGAAGAATATAACCTTGCATGGATCATGGAACACGTTTTCACCGGCGGCGATCAATTAAAACGTAAAATACGCAAACGGTGTGAGAAGGCGCACGAAACAAACCTAGCGGTATATGCCCAGCTTCCCCGGCTTAAACGCTTCTTGGCGTTGTATGAGCAAAAAACTGGGCGTGTTGTAGTGCCAAAATCAGTGGATGAAATTGACATTACAACATACGCCAAGCCTCGTGCACGTAGGCGCTAGCGTTTCTTTTTTACTTTTTTGTCCTTGATTGACCACACTTGCGCAACGCCGTAAAGCGCAGCGGCTTCAACTACTGGTATCACGCTCTTCGCAAGATCGTCGGTCTGCTCCGCTGTTACACCAATGGTGAGCAAACTACCAGCGACAAGCGTTATAACGTGTCGCACGATTGATTGTATGATAATTGACATAACACACCTCCTGTGTATTTCAGTTCTTTAGTTGTATAATGGCAATCCCGGCGTCTCGGGTCTACGAAATATCCTCGGCGTATGCAGTTGTAGCGATAATCCCAGTAAAATAACATCAAACACGGTTTTGAATACGCTTTGAAAACGGCTAGGTTTGCTTCTCTGCCGTCGATGCCGTCAAGGTCGGTAATACACTGCTGCCCCTGATCAAACCTTGGTGTGACGCCGTGCTTTTCGCAAATAACACCCGGCAAACACTTCTTGCGGTACACGCTATCTACCAACACGCACTCGGGCAACATGCGTGCTGTTATGCTGTGCAGTACACGCCTTGCTTTGTTTGATAAATCGCACTCCAAACACGGAGATACATAGCATGCAACTGGCGTCGTTGCGCGTTCTAGCCGTCGCTTAAATCGAATTACTACTTGGCGATACTTTGTAAGTAACCGGCGATTGCGTCTTAACACCTTGCGGTTTGCACTGACTACTGTCTCACCAGCGAATACTTCATAACTGCCGCACCTGTTATTGCGTAAACACGGGCTGTTGGTTAAATGCACTCGGAGGGTTACAGGCTTGTCCTGTCGTAAAATTGCTTGCCCACACCGGCAATCACGCGAGAACGTGTTTTCTAACCACCCGGTCGTTATGCTATCAACACGGTGAAACGATTGAATCGTTCCCTTGCAGTTCCAATCCTTTGCACACAATCCAAGATAAGACAATCCCGGATCTGCGCTTGCTAATGACAACGGGAGACACAACAAAATAAACCATCTCACTTTATCGCTCGGTCTAGTTTGTTATCGATTGAATCAACACGTTTGCGGATGTAGTTAAGTTCGGATTGTATGACGCGAACATCGGCTGACTGTGTGTATCTGGCGGTTTGTAATTCTTCGAGGTGGCTTTTAACGTTCCGGTAATCCCAGCCAACAATAGCTACCAGCGCGCCAATCAATGACTTCACGATAATATCGACCCACATTGCGCCGCTCTGTAACTTCTCAACATTCATAACCGTATCGTATCTCCATCTCGCACGGCTCTTTAATCATGCCAAGTAACTTAGTCAATGCCATTCGCGATTGCATGACTGCACGCATATCACCAACGTTGCCAAACCTTGTGCCGACAAGAATACACCCTCGAGTATCTGCCGCTGTATTACCTGCGTGTATTAGTATATGCGATCTACCCGGCACATCGTCCACTGCTAAAACCTTGCCAAACGTTGGGCTTGTATGCGGTCGTATTGTGTAAATACCTTTCGGTATGCACGATACGTTTCGCGCGTTATCTAACCACGGATTCTCAACGGTCAAAAACTCCGGCTCATCGTCAACGCATAGTATGCCAAACGTACTCGTTGGATACTGTAAGCAGCGTTGAAGAATGACTCTGATCATGATGCAGCCAACTGAGCCTCCAACGATGCTACTTTAGCTTCTAGTTCCTGAATGGCTTTGAACGCTAAGGCAACCAAATTGCCATAATGTATAGCATCAGGCTTGTTCTCATCGTCATAGACCACAAACTCTGTTAGCCCCTGTTCGTCTAAATCTTCTGCAATTAACCCTGCAAATCTTTCTCCAGGCTCATCTCCCTTGCTCGTAAAAGTAACAGGCTTAATCTTTTGTACTTCATTTAAGCCATACGCTAGAGGTTCGATGTTTTCTTTGTACCGCTGTGACGATGTTGAACGCTGAAACAAACCAGTGCTAGTAACATGAACATTAGCGGCGTTTGCTGTTGTTGTAGCGTAAACACCAGGAGCAAATACTTGCTGAGCAGAATTTAATAATAAAGCTCTATTTAATGCAGTACCAACCGCATTACCTGTTCTAAATTCAATCGAACCAGGACAAAAATTAGCGCCCGAAGTTGGATTTACTGGTACAGAAATTTGAATATCTACGGCTCGCTTATAATCTGTACCAGTGTATGCTTGTAGATCATGTCGGTAAATTACATCACCAGCCAGCGCTGCTGTATCAACACCTACCGTCGAAGAACGTGACCAATTTAATTGTTTGACTGCGGTGTTTGCACTATATACTTTTGTAAGATGGTAAAAGGTTGTGGTAGCAGTAGTTCGAGGATTCAGAACATCAGGTTGAAAACTGCCATCTTTTAACTGCCCTTGCGTGGTGTACTCATCATTGCTTGACGCATTAGCAACACCAGTATGCTTGTAGCCGCCCATTGGCAGATTAGCTGTAGGTGTGTTCTGACCGTCTTTAGTAACGCAATTGTTAATACCGGAGGCAAAGTCATCGTCTTGGGTGTCGTGCCTACCAGCTTCTATGCCGATACCAAGGCTTGCATCACCTGTCCAACCGCCTGTTGCGTTGTTTCCTTTCGTATAGGTTCCACCTGACCAAGACATATACGCTCCTAACTATTTGATTTAATTACA